GACCACGACCGCGACCCCGACCGCGACAGCGACCGCGACCGCGACCTATCAAATCCTTCTCGGAGTAAGACCTGGTTCATTACTTTTTATCTCTTGGTAAATCGTGATTCCATCTCGCAGCGTCGACAACTGCTCCTCTACCGACGATAACCTCACCCATAGGTTCTATCTCGTTTAGAGTTCCATTTTTTAAGGCGTCAGAGAATCGGCCAGTGTCGGGAATCCACGCGGCGTCTTCTAAGATGATCTCCTTCGGAGTAACTCGCTTTACTCTTCCGGTGTAATATAAGGTAACAGTCCTAATAAGGTAAGCTTGTCCGACTTGATACGGAGACTCTGACTCTGACTTAGCCCTACCGCCTTTTAAAAGGCTTTGAATGTTTTTTAATTCTTTGATCGTTAATTCGTCTATTTTCATTTTTTTCTCCTAATAGTACCATGGCAGTAAAAGTTGATCGTCCGTTACACAGCTAGAATTCACCGGACAGTTTCTAACGATAGGTGACCTTAAGCGGCCTGGATGCTTAGCCCACTCTGGGTAGGTAGGCATAATCGTAATCAGCATATCCTTCCTGTACTGATAGGGCCTGATCCGAACGAATGCCTTCTTATTAATCGCTTCCTGTTTCGATAGTGTTCTCTGGTCTCCGCCTCCTGCTTCTGCGATCTGGTGATCGTTAATCATCAAAGCAATGTGCGAGATTCTAGCGATCGAGCGCCCGTCTGGAGACTTCTTCCCGTAGAAAACTAAAGCACCCACTCCAGGCTTATAATGTTGGAAACGGCGCTGATCGGCTTGGAACCAGTCGTAGATCATATCCGACGAAGAGTCGGTCGGTGGGGCTATTCCCCACATTTTTAGATACTCCATTACGAAGCCCGAGCAGTCGTAGCCTTCCATCGGCGTATCGCCTCCGTAGTGGTAAGGCGTTCCGAGCGTGGCCGATAGAAAGACGGTTAGAACCTCTTCGAAGTCCATCGATAGGATCTCGTCTTGAGAAGGAATCGGCGGGGGAGACTGTGGGATCGTAACGTCTGGTTTAGTCTCTGCTACGACTTCCTTAGAACAGGAACTTAAGGGAAACACGCAGAGCAGGGTAGTGAGAGTAAATATTAAGCTAAGGGGTTTCATTATCTTTACTCCTATAAACGTCGGTCATCGTTTCGAAGTACATTCGCAGAGCGTCTCGGATGACTTCCGATCGATCCATGTACATGGTTCTAGCGATTTGTTTTAGAGCCCGATCCTCGTTTGGAGAGATTCTAAAGTTTACGGTTCTAGTACGCGTGTCATGCCAAGAAATAGGTCTTTCGTTTGGCCTAAAGATATTACTTTTTTCCATGCGTCCTATGTAATACGAGACGCGACACGTTTCTAGAAAACAATAGTTAAAAAGTTGTTAACTCTTTAGGAAACGATAGCTTAACTCGAACACAAGCCCAAACACAGCCCGAGCTAGAAGAATCTCAGCGATAGCTAGTCTTCCAGGTTCGTAGAAGTAAGCAGCGGCGAAGAGCGAGTTTAGAAAGAAGAACTGCGATAAATGCCAAGCGTCCGTTAGGAAAACAAAGACGGTAGAGGAGCCTAGGAATCTTTCGCCTTGCCTAGGGTCTCCGTTCTTCCACTTGTTTCGCCAGCTAACGACGGGATTCCAGGCGTGTAGATTCTTAAACTTACTCGACGGAAAGGAGAAGACGAGTGTGTCCATTACGGCTTTAGAAATCGCCGAGAGACAGACTAAGACTAGAGAGATCATTCCTCTTCCGAGTCGTAGCTAAAGTTAAACCCACCGAAGGCAAGCCAGCTAAACGCGACGGGAAGAAAGAGCCCGAAGATCGTATAGCTTAAGCGCCAGTCTCCTAGGAGATTAGAATCTGTGGCCATCAAGTAAGTCATCACTACGGCGATTACCTGGAGCCCGTTTCCAAGGATCGGCCAGAACACGCTTCTATCGCGAGCGCGCTTACAGATCTTCGAGTAGTCGTTATTAAAGATCCAGGGGCCTTGCCAGTTCCCGCATATGAGCATGAAGAGCCAGAGAGAAGATACGAATACAATCGCAAAGACGTTCTGAAAGGTTTCCATGCTAATAACGCTAGCCGAAGACACGGATAAATCCAAGGAGATCGTTTACGCCGTACCCGCCGATCAGCCTATTCTTTAAGTAAACCCCCCCGCCGTCTCGATCGAATCCATCAGAATTACTTGTATTCCCCTCGATGCTCTGAAACGTCCCGTTATGGTTATTCTTTAATAAGACCCCGATATGCCCTTGCGTCGTTCCTCGCTTGTTCCAGACGACGAGATCCCCAGGTACTGCGTCCTTACCTGTCACGCGTTTACTCTCTGGAGTTCTATTCCAGATCGTTAGACAGTGCCCTGACTTAAAAGCATTCGACCTAGGATAATTAGGATCTAAGACCTTAGCCTGTTTCTCTACTGCGTCTAGACAAAAGAACACGAATGCCGCGCACCACGGATCTCCCTTAGCTATAGAGACTGATCTCTGAAACAGTTCTACTAGCTGGCCTTTATTGTTCCCGCCTATCTCAGTTACTCCAAGCCACCTGTTGCATTCTGCTACATAGAGCCCACGCATTGCTTCGGGAGTAATCTTTATAAAATTAGGAAACGTCTCCACCAGATTTTAACCTTTCTTTAATCTCTCTCAGTCTACGAATGGATTCTTCTATCGGAGTGACTGGTATGATTATCCCGTTCGAGTCTAGGACTGGTTCGTGTTCTAAGCGCGGAGTCTGTGCCTTGCCTTCTAAAAGATCCTTTTTAATTACTAGATCTTCTTTCTTAAGTAGTTCTTCTCTTTTTTTTTCTTCTAAGAATAAATCGAATTCTATGAACATACTAAGAATCTAGCACAATCGAGTTTTAACACACCGTGATCTCGGTGGAGAATACACGAGTGCCTAATAGGCTTATTAAGATATCTCTGTTTACGAACTAGGATTCTAACTGACTTGTTCTTACTTTCATTTAAGGCAATGAACTTACAGAACAGTGACTAACAGAGAGGCTTAGGGCGGTTTCTTCCTAGAGATTCCTTAGTACCGAGCGCAGTCTGCACAAGACGCTGACTCAGTAGTCCCTTACTCTCGAAGCTGTTGTGATCTCGTATGGAGCCACACACTTCGCGCCGTAGTATCCCAAGACGATTAGCCCGCATCTCTAGGGTGTGCTACCGAAGAACTTAATCAACGGGAGGGACTCCGCGTCCCCACGAGGATGTCGCAGCTGCATTCCTCGCTTTAGGCTTTACTACCAAGCCTCGAAGCAGAATCTAAAGGAATACGGAGCGTCAAATAAATGACATTATTTTAGAGCCAAGCTTATAACTCCTTAGAATCACTAGAGCTGCGTCAAACAAGACACACTTACAAGCTACAGGACAATGCGTTATAGTCTTAGTTACCAGGAGGCAAAATGAAAAAAAACACGATCTACTCGGTCACAGACGACGGCATTAAAGAAACCGTATGTCAAAGCTACGAAGAGTACACCGAGTTCTTAGACGATGGCCCAAACTTCGAAACACCAGAACAAGCGATGTTCTGCGCTATCGAATATCTTAGCGACAGGGTCAAACGACTAGAAGAGAAGCTAGAGGAATGCGGCAAGCCTTCTGGTAGATAGCTGCCGCTGGGAATCTTCCTAGGGCTATCTGGCTTCACCCACCCACCGAAGCTAGGTATCTCTAGGAAGGCTCCTAAAACGAACGTAAACCCCCTATAAACGGAGATCTGTATGAAGAAGGTATGTACGACCTGCCACCAATTTGACGAGCCTATTAAGTTAGTCCAAGGAAGCTTCCTGTTTGAGATCTGTCTCTGGCTCTGCTTCCTAGTCCCAGGCTTTCTCTACTCGATCTGGAGGATGTCTTCGAAGAAAGAAGCTTGTAGCGCCTGCCACGGTACTCAGCTAGTTAACGCGAGTAGCCCAGTAGGACAGCGAATCATTAACCAGAACCGAAAGGAGATCGCTTGAACTACCGCATAGAGTTCGACCGATCGAGAAACGCTTTTGTGATCCTGGACCAGCGGGGGTTAGTCCAGTTCGCGTCGGAGTCTCTAGCCGATGCACTTTTAAAGCATGACTCGCTTATAAACGGGGGGGATCTATGGGAACTAAAAGAACAAGCGTCTTCACATTTCTTCCGGCTGCCGTCGCAATCTGCTTCCTACTCGGAACAGGATGCAGTAGCCAGACTTCGGTATCTAAACAACAGAGTAAGGCCACGACCAACGCAGGACAGATTTCTTACCCGTCTTGTCTGGACCTTCCGCCGGAGTTTGAAAGAGTTCCATGCGAGGAGACGCCGTTAAATGAACAGTGCAATTGTTCGCTCGCTACTGATCCTTACGTCCCTACTAATTAGTGGCTGCGGCCCTGCCGTCGCGCCGGACGAGCCACGGATGGTTACCGTCTACGATCTAAGCGGGAACCCTGTTCTACTCCCGCACTGTGAAGATCTTCCGATTCAGCTAGGGCCAGCCGTACCATGGCCGATACAGGGCTATAACTGCGCGATCGATTACTAAGAAGTAATCAGACTGTTTACATTTCTTAATTATCTGCATAGGATCTAACCAAGGCGAAAGGCCCTGGAGAAGTCCACAATGCAAGTTAACTGCGCGTTCGATAAACTCGTCTCTCTTTCCGAGTTAAAACCACATCCTAAAAACAGGAATAAGCATCCTAAAGATCAGATCGAACGACTAGCGAAGATTCTAAAAGCGCAAGGATGGCGCGCTCCTATCCGCGTCTCGACTCGTTCCGGATACATTACCGCAGGGCACGGGAGACTAATGGCCGCTCAACTAAACGGCTGGAATGAAGTCCCTGTAGACTACCAGGACTACGAGTCCGATGATCTAGAATACGCTGATGTGCAAGCCGATAACGCTGTAGCGTCTTGGGCCGAACTGGATCTAGCTGCGATTAATCTAGACCTAGCTGATCTAGGGCCTGATTTAGATGTAGACCTAATCGGTATCCGTAACTTTTCAATTAATCTAGAAGACACGTTCGAGCTAGAAGAGGCGGAAGAGAAGCCAGTTAAATATATGATCGAAGTTCAATTTCCGAACGAGATGGAGATGCGAGACATTCTCGATGAGCTTACTTCGCGTGGCTACATCGTAAAGGAAAGAAAATGAACTACGGAATTCCTTACATGGGCTCTAAATCCAAGATCGTCGATAAGGTCTGTCGAATCTTTCCAAAGGCAGAAAACTTTTACGATCTGTTCGGAGGAGGGTTCTCTGTAAGTCACTACATGATTAGAAACAGATCAAAAGACTATAAAGAGTTTCATTTTAACGAGATCAGGGCAGGAATAAATGAATTAATTAAAGACGCTTTGGCCGGAAAGTATAGCTACGAAAACTTTAAGCCTGAATGGATTAGCAGAGAAAGATTCAATTCAGAGAAAGATTCAAATGCTTACATTAAGATCATTTGGTCTTTCGGAAATAATGGAGATAGTTACTTGTTCGGAGAGTCTATCGAGCAATATAAAAAACCATTACATAACGCTGTAGTATTTAACGAGTTCGACGACACAGCAAAAAAAATTCTTGGAATGGATAAGTTTAAGGAAGTCTTCTCAGTTACTGATAGAAGATTATTCGTTAGATCAAGAATAGCTTTAATGAATAAAGGATCTAGGAAAGGCGAGCTACAGCAGCTAGAGCGGCTACAGCAGCTACAGCAGCTACATTTCTATAACACTTCTTACGAGAAAGTGCCTTTAAAAAAAGACTCTATAGTCTACTGCGACATTCCATATATCGGAACAGCTGATTACGGAAACTCATTTAACCACAGAAAATTTTACGATTGGGCATCTAGCCTTGGGCTTCCTGTTTTTGTTTCAGAGTATAGACTAGACGATTCAAGGTTTAAGGTAGTGGCGTCTTTCGAGAAAAAAAGCCTACTATCAGCAACAGAAAATCGAACAGCAAAAGCTGAAAAGGTTTTTGCAAATAAAGAGGCTTACGAACTTCTTAGGTCTAGGAGGATTAATGCCCAGACCTAGAATTGAGATAGATCAGGAGCAGTTACATATATTAAAAAATCTAGGAGCAATGCCTTTTGATTTTGAAGAATTAGGTTTTACAGCCCCTAATGATTTTTTAGATACACTTAAATTAGAATCTAAGGAGTTCGCGAATAGACTTCTTAGGATGTTTCCTGAAAAAAAGTTTTCTATAAAACACGCGTTTAAGTCTGGATTCAAAAGATCAATCGAAGTTCAGATATTAAGGACCAGGTTAGGTACCGGAATATCTAACCACTCAAGACAAAACGGTTTTGAGCACGTCTCCATGTCAAAACAGGCCATAGAGCTGACACTAGGCTATTCTTTGGAGGAACTTAAACTAAGTTTCGATTCTTTGTTCGAGCCAGGATTCTCGTGGAATAATCCTAGCGATTGGCAAATCGATCACATAGTTCCAATGAGTAGATTTAAGTTTAAAAGATTTTCTGACGAGGCGTTTCAAGAATGCTGGTCAATAAATAATCTAAGGCCCCTTTGTAAGATAAAAAATAGAAAGAAGTCTGATCACTACGGCGATTTATGACAAAAGTAGAAATCGACTGGGAAGTACTAGACGCGATTCTTCAGTTCGGGCCGACGAAGGGGGTCTGTTCAGATATTCTAGGAGTATCGCCTGACACTATCGAAGCCAGAATAAAAGAAGAACATGGGCTTACCTTTACTGAGTACAAAGATAAACGCATGGGTAAGGTTAAGATCAAGTTACAACAGAAGGCGTTAGACATGGCGTTAAAGGGTCACGCTACTATGATGATCTTCTGCCTAAAGAACCTATGCGGCTGGGTTGATAAGGTAGAACAGAGCGGAAACGCTGATAGACCTATCTCTATCGTGATAGATAAGCAGGATGAGACGCTTTGAAAAAACGGAGAAGCAGCGCGAAGCTATTGATCTACTAGGATCAGAAGCCAGAAACGTAATGCTCTACGGAGGCTCGCGAAGTGGGAAGACTTTTATTCTTGTTTACGCTGTCTGTCTCCGCGCTGCGAAGGTAAAGTCTAGACACGTTATCTTAAGGCTGAAGTTTAACCACGTTAAGACTTCGATCTGGGCTGATACTCTACCGAAGGTTCTAGCTCTCTGTTTTCCTGATCTACCTGTAGAGCTAAATAAAACGGATTACTTCGTAAAGTTTCCGAACGGTTCCGAGATCTGGATCGCCGGACTAGACGACGATAAGAGAGTCGAGAAGATTCTAGGGAAGGAATACTCAACTATTTATTTTAACGAGTGCAGCCAGATTCCTTATAAGTCGGTAGCTGTAGCTATTACACGTCTCGCCGAGAAGAATGATCTAAAAAAGAAAATCTACTACGACGAGAATCCCCCTTCGAAGAAACATTGGAGCTACTGGTTATTTATTAAGAACGCAGATCCGGATACGAGCGAATCTGTAGATCCGACTAAGTACGCTTCGATGCTAATGAACCCTAAAGATAACCTAGCGAATATCGATGCCGAGTATATCGACGAGGTACTAGCTCAGATGCCCGAGAAGATGCGGCTTCGCTTCGAGCTAGGCGAGTTCGTAGACGACTACGACGGTCTAGTCTACTACTCGTTCGATCGAGAGAAGAACGTAAGAGAGTTCTCCTGCGGACCTGGGACTAATCTGGTAGGCATGGACTTTAACGTAAATCCCATGACAGCCGTAATAGGGAAGTTAGAGAACGGTAAACTCTGGATCTTCGACGAGAAGTTTTTAGAGAACTCGGACACGTTCAGAATGGCTCACGAGTTAACTAAGTCAGGTTACGGAGGCGCTTGGATCTATCCCGACTCTACCGGATCTAATCGTAAGACTTCTGGTAAGTCGGATCACGCTATTCTTAGAGAGTCGGGCTTCGTTATTCAACCCACTAGAAACCCTCTAGTCTTCGATCGTGTTAATAACTTAAACCTCCTTCTTAAGAACGATCTGCTAGTTATTCACCCCCGTTGTAAGAAGCTAATTAACGATCTAGAGAAAGTCTCTTGGAAGGGTCAAGACCTAGATCAGAAGACGGACCCTAGCCTAACTCACATATCCGACGCGGCTGGTTACCTTGCTTGGGCTGTTTTAAACCAGTTCATTAAGAAGCCTGGGGCTGTAGTTATTAGCTAGTTATCCCACGCGCCGCGCTAGAGATACACTTAGGCCATGCGCTTAAGAGAGTTTCTAAATCGGAAGCACTGGAAGATAGCCGGACTCTTTTACAAAGTAGCCTGGTGTAAGATTATCGACGATGCTTCTACGCTTGGATACTGCGACGACGAGGCGCAAGTTATCTACATGAAGGACAAGCAGGACGAGGTAGAAACCTTTAAGACGCTGGTTCACGAGCTAGTACACTCGATGGATCACGTCTACAAAATTAAGCTATCCCATACTCAGGTGCGTAAACTCGAACTAGCACTCACAGATCTTTTAAGACAGAATGATTTAGTAGATTAGGGGTTAAGATGGAACTAAACGCACTACAGATTCGTTCTATTATCGACGAGATCGAGCTTTACGAAAACACGCAGCGAAAGGCTAAGGAGTTTAAGTCGTTTCAGATTTACGACGGTAACCTTAAGACTTACGTTTCTCACCGAATTCGAGAGATGTATCCTAAGACCTTCAAAGCTTATACGATCTCTGATTACTCCCTTCTTAAAAAAGTTACGGATAAAAAGGCTAAAGCCTATAAAGAGAGTCCGGTTCGTAAGACTAGAGAACAAGCGGACCAGGATAATTACACTACCATCGTTAGACAGAACGGCCTAAACCAGGCGATGTCTAAACTCGATCGCTATTACAACCAGCACAAGTATTGCCTCATGGGCTCATTCATGGAGCTAGACGAACAGGGACAGGCTTCGTTTAGGTTCATGCCACTCGCTCCTTACGAGTTCGACTGCGTAAAGGACGACAAAGGTAATTTAAAGATTGTTATTCTTTCTTACCCAGATCCAGTTATTACCGTAGGAAACGGAAGCGACGGAATGGACACGCTTATCGCTGGCAGTAAAGCAGACGAGGGCGCGCAGGTTAAGATTTACGCTTTCTGGACCGATACGAACCATTACGTCGTTAAGTTTAAGAAGGGAACGGACGGAAAGTCTTCTGGGCTTCCAGAGTTTCTGCCTCTCGAGAATAATCCTAATAACGTAAACCCTTGGGGCGTTCTTCCATTCGTTTACGTTCCGATGTCTGACACGCCTAACTACCCTACTCCTTCCCCTCTTCCTGATCAGACGGTAGAACTAAACGCGCTGTTATCCGTTTACTTAACCAGCGGTAATATGCAAGTAGGCCAGCTAGTTCTTAAGTATCCACAGGATCAGGATATTCAGATGGTAACTCACGGACTGATGACTGGTCTAAAGTTACCGCAAAGCACAGACCCAGAAGCGCCAGAGACCGATGCCGCTTACCTTTCTCCATCGCCTAACATGGACGGGCACCGAACTAGTATCATGACCTTCCTTAATCTTATCCTCGACGAGCAGGGGATCAGACCAGGAAGCGGAACGGATCTAAGCGTAGAGAAGTTCGCTAGCGGCCTAGATCGAATGATCTCGGAGGCTGATGTTCAGGATATTATCGAGGCTAACCAGGATATTTACCGCGAGGTAGAGCAGAAGGTTTACGATATCGTGAAGGCTCAACTAGAGAGCATTAACGACCGTCAACTCGTTAGCGACGAGATTTCGGTTATCTATCGAAAGCCTAAGATGCTTATTACCGATACCGAGCGCCTAGCTAACCTTGAGAAGATGATCTCTCTAGGGCTCCTAGAGGAGTGGGAGAAGTTCGTCTTTATTGATCCGAACATGAGCGAAGACGAGGCTAAGGCTAAGTTAGAGCGCATTCAGTCATCTAGAGCAGAGTCGGCTAGACAGATGGCCGAGGCTGTAACTCCAGATATGGAAGAGCCAGAAGAAGAAGACGGCGACGAGGAAGACGATGCCGATAACTCTAGATGAGGTTTCTAAGGAAGTTAGGTTAGATCTCCCAGATCTTCCTGCTCCTGTAGAGCGCTCGATCAAAGAAGAGGTAGCGGAGTTCATTATCTCTAGCGTACTTGAGTACGTTAACGACGGTAGATCTCCTGTTACGGGCCAGCAGTTTAAGCAGCTTTCTAAAGACTACGCCGACGAGGAGAAGGGTGGGAGAAGAACTCCTAACCTAGACCTAGAAGGCGATATGCTTAACTCGCTAACTTGGAAGAATACCGAGAACGGTATTAAGGTAGGAATCTTCGACGAGAGTCAGACACCTAAGGCTTATAATCATAACGTAGGCGACACACTTCCTAAGAGACAATTTATCCCAAACGGTAGGCAGCGCTTCGTAGGTATTATCGAGGACGGGGTAAACCAGATTATAAAAGAGAGGCTTCGAGAAGAGGTTAGAGGAGAGTTCGAACCGAGACGAGCGCCGAGAAGATCTCCTAGCCAGCCTGTAACGGCGGAGCCTGCTCCTGTTTCTACTCAAGGCGTACCTTTTAACATTTTTTCAGACGAGGACACGATCACGAACATAGTTCGAGGAGTTCTCCGTGGGGAAAGTTAGAGATCAGATCAGGCTTATATTTAACAGGAACCTCAGACAGGCCGTGGATAAGACCGTCGAGGAAACCGTTAAAGGAAATTATAAACCGTTTATCGACGCTATCGTTAAATCAATTAAGCGCGGGGTTAGTCCCGTGGCAGGGATCGGTCGCTTTAAGCGCTACTCGAAGAGTTACCGCGAGGCCATTAAGAACGGCTGGAAACCTGTAGACGTTAAGGATCAGCAGACGAGTCCGGTTAACATGACTCTCTCTGGGGATATGCTTAAATCATTAGATACGAAGCAGCGCGGCAAGAAGCTATTCGTAGAGTTTACGGACGAGAAAGCTTTCTATCACAACGAACAGGGCGCGGGTAAAAGCAGAGTAATTAGGCGCTTATTACCTACAGAACCAGGCGAAAGATGGGAAGCGAGACTCGAGCGCGAGCTGGCTAGGATAATTAAAGCCATTGTTAGAAAAATAAAATTTCGTTAACTTTGTTTCTAAACATTAACCGAAAGGGTTAAAATGGAAAACGAAGCGAACGAAGGTTCGAACCAAGCGGGCGAAGGCTCGAATCAGTCTGATAAGGTCAACGATAGCGCGGAGCTAATCAAGCGGATCGAACAGCTAGAGCAATCGAATAAGAGACTTCTCGAAGAGTCGAAGGGCTATAAGGAGAAGTATAAGGCCGTTAGCGGCGAGATTTCTAAGAAGGAAGAGGAGATCGCACTTAAACAGGGCGACCTTCAGAGACTTCTAGAGATCGAGCGAAACAAGACTGCGGAACGAGAATCTGAATTGAATACGCTTCGGGAGAAGATCCTGGCGCAGGAGATTAAGAATACCGTTTCAAAGTACGCTACCGACGCGATCTCTCTAGACGACGTACTTAATCAACCGTCTTTCTCTCCAGTTTTAAAAGAGGCGATCGATAAAGAGACCCTCTCTGTAAACGAAGAGAAGGCGAAAGAGTTCGTCGAACAAGTTCGAAAGGCTAAGGCTCACCTGTTCAAGACGGCTAATCAGCCTGGGGTAGTAACTAAAAAACCTGGTCAGAATAATGGGAAGCCTAAGTCTCTATCGGAAATGAATACCGACGAGATCAAAGCAGCTCTTAAATCTGGCCTTTATAAGTAACAATTTCAGGAGATTACTAAAATGGCAGATCTAATTCATGGCGCAGGTGGCGAACTAAACGCCACTAAGCAAGACCTAATCGCGGCTCTGGTTCAGCGGGAACTCAAATTCTCTGCTAAACTTTCGCCTTACTTCACGGACGTTTCGTCTTTCGCTGTCAAAGGCGCTAAGACTATTTCGTTCCCTAAGCTTTCTAGCTTCACTGCTACCAACCGCGCTGCTGGCGCTGCTGGTGACGCTGCTGTTATCAGCTCGACCGTCGACACCCTCGACTTGAACCAGACTCCTTACCTCGCTTGGATCGTTGATCCTAATGAGAACGTGGAATCTGTTCTCGATTTCGAACTTGCAGCAGCTCAACGCGCAGCTTCTGCACACGGTCGTTTCGTCGACAACGCGATCATCACCGAACTTGAAACCGTTGGCGTCGCTACTACGACCGCTGGCGCTATTTCGAAGTCGATCATCCTCGAGATGAGAGCTTCCTATATCAAGCGTTTCGGAATGATTTCGGACTCTGTTCTTATCGTCTCCCCAGACGATGAGGCAGTTCTCCTTGCTATTAACGACTTCGTGCACGCTGAACTCTACGGATCGGCTGTGATTCCTAACGGAGTCATCGGACGGCTCTACGGAATTCAAGTCGTAGTTCACGAAGCACTCGTAGCTAACCAATACTACCTCGCTGGTAAGGATGGCTTAGCTTACGGATTCCAGCGCTCGCCTACCCTCTCTAGCCAAGGTGCTAACGAGTTCGGCGCGGGTGCAATGCGAACCGCTCTCGAACAGAAGTTCGGAGTGAAAGGCTTGCAACTTGGACAAGCTGGCGTAGGACCTACGCTCTCGGCTCTGGTTGTTAAAGACAATAACTAATCTTTAGGGTTAGAATCTAAAAAGAAAGGGGGATAACTTGGCACTTATTAAGTCGTCGGTTATCCCCAACTTTTTAAGGGCAGAAAGCCCAGAGCAGCTTAGGGTCGCCATGTTCCTAAATAACGTCCGCATGGGGGCCTATGTTAATTACTTCGATATCCAAAAGGACGGGAATACTTGGATCGCTTGGTTCTACGAAGAACTAACGGACGCTAAGACGATTCAACTAGCTAATCAGCCTAAGAGGTTAAGACGTGGCTAGCCCTTTCTCCATAGAAGATGCGCAGCTTAAGTCGTTCTTTAGGATCGCGGAGCAGGACTTCGCTCGTAAGGTTTTAGGAGTAGGAGAAGACGGGACTAGCACTACGATATCTATCGGCGGCTATTCGTTTCAGCAGCTCCTAGGAGATTGGCCGCTTCTAGCCGTAGGGAATAAAATCGTAGCCACTTATCCGAGTGGCGCTATCGAAGAGTTTAGCTTTCAGAACACGGGCGGAGAGGTTTTAAAGCTAAGGGTTACTTATTCTAACCCATCTAAGAACACTTTCGTAAGCGTCGAGAGGATCGTGTAGTGGCTTACGTTTACAACCCTTTAATCGCATTAAAGCTAGATAAGTCTGGAGGCGGCGCTGGTAGCGTAGAGAATTTCTCCTACACCTACGTCCCAGAAGGAACGACCGTGCAAGTTCCTGAAACACAGGAAATGTTCCACACATTGCCGCTGGTAGTCGACGGGACTTTAGACATTGACGGCGCTATTTCTCAGGAAGTGGACTACTCTCTTTTAGCTTTTTCGTGGCGACAGATTGGGGAGACAGTTACTCTAAGGGTGAAGGAAGCCAGGAACTTTTTATTTACTTCGCCTCTAACGATAGAAGGCATTCTGGCAATCGATGGAACGGCTACCGAGGTCTAATAAATGAGCATCATTTTAAAAGAAGAATCAGCAGCAGCTATCCCAACGCCTCCAAGCGGTAAGGCTACTCTCTTCGTTGATAGCGCAGACGGTATCGCTAAAAAGAAGGATGACACTGGAGCTATTTCTAACCTAGAGCCAGGCGTTACTTCTGTTACGAGCGTCTTTGGTAGGACTGGAGCTGTAGTTTCTTTAAGCGGCGACTACGATGCGAGTAAGATTACTAACGTCCCAAGCGGAGACATTGTAGCTACGGATGTTCAGGGAGCTATTAACGAGCTAGACGCCGAGAAGTTGACGGTTTCGCACAAGGGGGCTGGCGGGGTATCGGAGCACCCAGTAGCTACTGGTTCTGTCGCTGGCTTCCTTTCTCCTTCGGATAAGACGAAACTCGATACCGTAGCAAGCGGAGCGACTGCTAACCAGACTGATGCATTCTTACTAGACCGCGCTAATCATACGGGAACGCAGTTATCCTCTACGGTTTCGGACTTTAACTCGGCGGCAGACGCTAGAGTTTCTGTTGGTATCGCAACGCACGTCGCGAATCCAGACCCTCACCCAGGATACGCTCTAGACGCGGAAGTTACCGCTGCACAGAACTACTCGGTTCAGAGATCTAACCACACTGGAACGCAGACGGCTTCTACTATTTCTGACTTCACTTCAGCAGCCAGAACAGCTTCGGTAGCGGACTCTATCCTAGACTCTGTCGTAGATATTGCTCCTTCTCAGAACGCGGTATTTGATGCATTGGCTCTTAAGTCTAACGTAGGTCATACTCATGTAGCGGCAGACGTTACCGACTTTAATGCTGCCGCAAAGGCCGCTTCTGTTTCAGACGCTATTGTCGACGGCGTTACGGATGTGGCTCCTTCTCAGAACGCAGTATTCGACGCTTTAGCCTTAAAGACTGACGACCCAACTACTACGCAGGGGGATTTGATTTATCGAGGCGCTTCGAGTCTACAGAGACTAGCTATCGGAGATGTTAATCAGATTGTTAGACAAATTGGAGGAATACCGTCTTGGAGCGATGAGAACACGTTTCCTTACTTCGGTGGAACTTCAGACGGTAATCTTACAGTTAGCTCTCTCGTTTCTTTAACTGGACCAGCATACTACGACACGCTAACTCTGATCGCTGGAGGGATTATCCAAACTAACGGATATCCTCTTTACGCTAGAGTCTTAGATCTTTCTAACGCTCAGGCCGATGCTATTCGTTTTAACGGAAACAACGGCGCTAACTCTACTAACCAAAATGGCGGCTCTGCTGGTACGGCTAACGCTACTATCATGTTAGGCGGATCTACTGCTGGTAGCGCTGGCGGTAACTCTACTGCTACGACAGGCGCGCAGGCTGCTACTCCTACTTCGGCTTCACCTGGTAACGGAGGCGGAGGTGGTACTGGTGCGGCAGGTGGGCTTGGAAGCGGTGGAGCTGGTGGGGCTGCTAGAGCTGGTGTTGGTACAACTAACCCAGTTGAGTTCGATCGTTTCGAAAGATCCTTCCTAAGAGGTAACGCTGTTATTCTTGGAGGTACTGGTGGATCTGGAGGAGGAGGCGGCGGAGGTAACGGAGCTAATCAGGGTCGCGGAGGCGGAGGCGGAGGAGCCGGAGCTGGAGTCGTAGCTGTCTACGCTAGAGAAATTATTACGTCCGGTTCTACTCCTGCTAACGTAATTTGTGCCGTAGGAGGAAACGGAGGAAACTCTGCTAACGCTGTTAACACTGATACAGGCGGAGGCGGAGGCGGCGGAGGTGGAGGCGGCGGATATATCTATATCGCCTACGCTAAAAAGACAGGATCTGCCGTAACTAACCTCGTATGTTCTAACGGCGGCAACGGCGGTAACGGTGGAAACGGTGTCGGTACTGGTATCGGTGGAGGCGGCGGCAACGGTGGAAACGGCGGACGCATTCGAATTTATAACGTGTCTACTGGCGTCAGCGTCGGAGTGATCGGAACTACCGGATCAGTCGGAACAGCAGCAAGTGGAACAACTGGTGGAACTGGGGGCGCGGGTGGAACCGCGTTTGCAACGCTATGATCAGAGACGTTTTAGACTGGCAAGGTAATAAGATCGGAGAACTTTCTCTACCGGATGGAACTTCCGAGGAAGTATGGGCTGAGAAGTTAGCAGCCTACGCAAAGCCTCCTTCTGATCCTGTTACGTTTTCGATTAACTGGCTAATTAAAGAGCGTAAGCAGTTCGCAGAGGAAATGATGGAGCGGTTTAAAAACCGTAATATCATCTCTGGGATTAACGCTATTAAGGCCCTATGGCTTCACCACCGAATGCGGGCTTGGGAAGTAACGCTTCCAGCTCAGTTCGGTGGGGCATCTATGGTAGTCGATATCCTAAACATGGCTGTTTCTGGTGATCTCGAGACGGCCTACTTTGCTATCAGATACGGCACCATCGACGATATGTCTCAGCCTCACCATTGCGTAGACGCTTCGGTTAAGGAGTGGCTAGAGAACGAGTTAAGAAACTACCTAGGATTTACCCTTCCATGAAGTGTCGCGTTTTATTTGCCAAGCCTAATAAGAAGTTTCCAGTATTTAGCTGGCTAATTAGGCTTTGCGAAGGAACGAACTATTCACACGTCGCCTTAGAGATCGAGGCAGACGAATTGTCTATCGTGTTCGACTCCGTTTTTCCTAGGAGCAGGATTTTATCTAAGGAAGAGTGGCTTAAGGGTCATAGGGTTATTTCTTTCGTAGAACTTGGAGAGACTAAGTCTACGATTAAGCAGTTAATCCAGAGCTGTGCCGAGCTATCGGGTAAGAAATATAGCCAGAATCAGATCGTAAAGATCGCGCTATTAACCTTAGGTGGGGCTATCGCTAGAAAGATTATAAGGCTAACTAAGAATAGTACTAGCCGTCTGATCTGCGTTGAGGCCGTCGCTAGAATTGTCGAGAGACATTTTGGGGTCTCTTCGTTTCCTGTTCCTGTCGATATTCTTGGGCTAGACGAATTAGAGAAGGTCTTAAAATCTGAGGGCGTAGGCAATGCTTAAGGTTCTAATTAACTCTGTAGAAGTCACGAACGAGCTAGAGAGTGGTATTGACTCTCCGGTTAACTACTCGGTGCTAGACACCGGAACTACGATCGAGGTGCAAAGTGATAGGCCAGTTACGAAACTTTATTGGAAGAGTATTTCTTCCCACGACGGGAACCTTTCTTTTAGCTATTGGAATGGCTCTACTTTCAACGCTGCTTCTATTTCTCGCGACACTAGCGATAAATTAAGGGTCCAGGGATGGATCGAGTGGGCTATGCCTACTGACCTCGCCACGGATGGCGGCTTTTATAAATACAGGTTCGTCATTTCTGGCGCTTCTGTAACCGTAGCCGCTACTCTTTCTTTCGTTGGCATCGTGTTTAGCGAGGATAAGGATCTTAAGATCGAGTATCCGAACATCGGAGATTACCTCCCAGAAGGAGACTCTTCGTTTCTTAGGTTCCACGTCGCAGCTAGAGACGCTATAGTTCAGTGGTTTAGAGGTAAGGGTATTTCTACGGTAGTAGGAACTGAGGCTAAAAACCTAACCGAGTGGGATTTCCTTGATATCGACGAGGTAAAGAACGCTTCTAAGTTTAAGACGCTAGCTAAGATCATGCGATGGCTATCGGATGCTTCGGACGATAAATGGTATCAGAAGGCTCTAGACTTCGAGAACATGGGCAATAACTCCCTAGACGTTTACTTTATCTCTATCGATAAGGACCGCGACGGGGAAGCTGATACGAACGAAACGCTTTTAACAACGGATCTGGTAATTAGACGTGCCTAATATTGTAAGCGATATCGTAACTCAGATGAAGGCTCAGATTGGAACGGAGTTACCTAACCGAGTAGAGAGTCGTTATATCTGGGCACTAGAGGCTAACTCTTACCGAGGTAACAAGAACCTTTACGCTGTTAGGCCAGGCGCTGCGTTTAACGTAGCTGGCACTAATCGGACGGTAACGATTGACCAGAACTTCGAGATCATTCTTTCTAGCGAGTTTAAGAATAAGGGCGATAATGACGCTGCGCTAGACGAGGTTATTCTAGGACTATACGAGGATCACGAGAAGCTTTATCCGTTAATGTTTCAGCGTAATTTTAATATCCAGAGGGTCTTAGTAGTAAATCAGGTTGCACTGTCGGCTCCTGAGATTGATAATGACAACAACATTGTAAGCGTGACCGCGTCGTTCAATGTGAAGTATCGCACGGAAGGATAGAAACCATGGGAATCGGTTTAGTAAAAGGTAAGTCGTCGCTGTTCATCAAGGAAGAGGTTACCGAAGGCGTTTACGTCGCTCCTACTAGCGCAGCAGACGCTCTCGAAGTCTTAGAAGACGGGTTAGAGTTTTCGCTTACTCGAGAAGTTATCGAGAGAAATAACCTCTCTGCTACTGTCGAAACCGAAGCTCCTCGCGTTGGTTTAAAAACAGTCGCAGGAGCTATTCCTGTAGAGTTTAAAGCAGATTCTACCGAAGGCGATGCTCCTCCTGCTGATCTTCTCTTTAAGTCTCTTCTCGGTGGGAAGCGCCAGCTTTCGGCTCCTGTTACTTCTAAAGCGGCTGGACACACTTCCACCGTTATTCAGATCGAAGACGCTGATATCGCTTCCTTCGTAAAACACGGGGTTTATCTTTTTAAGATCGCGGGAAACTACCAAGTGCGTCCTGTGACCGTGATTGATTCTACCCCAGGGTCTGCTAACATTACCGTGCCTTTCGCTTTCGACGGCGGCGCTCCTTCTGGCGCTATCGTGATCGCTAAAATGACTCAATACTATCACTTGGAGGGCGCTCCAACCCTCTCGGCGACGCACTACATTGGTGGGGAAATCGAAGAGCGCGTAACAGGGCTACGATGTATTTCCGGAAGTCTAGAGAATTGGAGCACGGCGCAGCTCGCACAGTGGACATTTAACGTCGAGGGCTTGAACCTTACTAAACAAGTAGGTACTCCGGCGTTCACGCCTAACTTCTCAGGCGATGCGTTGCCTCCAGTTTTATTAGGCGCTTGCGTGTACTTTAACGGCATTGAGATTCAGTACAACGAACTCTCTCTCTCTTTAGAGAATACTAAGGCTGATATTCCTTCGGCTTGTTCTCCAGACGGCAAAGTAGGATCTCGTATCACTCAGTTTACGGTTACAGGAGAGATCAACCCGTACATGGAAGACGACGATGTGGATCGTTTCGACGCTTTCAATGACAACGATACTGTCTCGGTTTTCGGCTTCGCTAAAAACCCTGGGGCTGTGTCGGGTCAGGATAAGGAATGGGTCTGTTTCTGGATTCCTAACGCTAAGATTACCGAGATCCCATCGGGCGACCAGGACGGTATCGTAACGGATGCCATCTCGTTCCAAGCGTTTAAGTCCGAAGGGAACGACACAGTTTTCGTTTCGTTTATCTAATAGAGCGATCTAGTCCGTCCTCTATGATAATGCCGTCAAAGCCTCTGCCTTTACAGGTGGGGGCTTTGATGATTTTATTACTTCATGAAGATTCTACGAACAACTGACAGGGTAAAAATTAAGCTAGGAGAAGTAGTTTTAACGGTTAAGCCTATGACTCAGGCTCAGAAGATCGAGATGTCTAGGCTAGTTACTACGCAGGACGGGAAGCAGATCTCTTACGCTACAGAAATGCTAACCTTCGTAGTTAAGCACACGGTTAAGGAGATGGAAGGCGTAACAGATCTAAACGGAGACGCGATCAAACTAGGTTTTCTAGAAGACGGCTCGATGGACGAGGAGTCCGTGTCTGACGTTATGGCCGTGTTAGTAGAGAAGGCTATTCTTTATATGCCGATCATGGCTGTGGCTAAGAACAAGCTACCTGAGCCCAACACTCCAGACCTTCCTGAAGGCGTCGAGGCTACCTACGCGGGAAAGTCGACGGCCTAGAGGCGATCCTAAGACTGCTTCTAGGGCCTTCTCAGTTATCCGATAGAGAGATGGTAGAGCTAGTATCTACGTTCTTCTCAATGGCAGATCAGGCGTTTAATTGTGCGGCTTGTCTAAATAGATATAAAAAGGATCACAGGGATTCTAGTAAAGGGTGCAATACTCCAGCTTCTAGAGTCGTAGCCGAGTATCAGCCTTTTTATAAGTTCAGACGCTGCCCTGGGGCTTTGAAAACGAACGCAGCCCGTGAGATTATCGGAATGCATCGGCTATATGAGCAGGGGGTTTTACCTTTCAACGGTGGATTTCTAGAACAACCTGCTAAAATAGTGGAAGCTATGGGAGTGGTGGACGCTCTCAAGTTCGAGCACCAAAAGGATTTGGAAGAGAAGGCTAAGAAATGGCAGAAAACAAAGTCTCAGTCGAACTCACGCTCGAGCAGACGGAAGCGCTAAGAACGCTACAGAACCTCGGTAAGCAGTTCGATAACTTCGGTAAGAAGGCCGAAGACGCTACTAAGAAAGCTGGATCGGCTTTTGGAACCTTCGGACAGACTGTAGCCGGAGTCTTTACAGGCGGGGCTTTATTAAAAGCAGCAGATGCTTTTATTGGATCTATCGCTAAGATCCCTGGAGCTATCGCCGACGTAGTAGAGGCAGGAATCGAAGCAGAGACTACGACGATTAGGTTAGCCAATGCTTTAGCTATTTCTGGAGATGCCAGCGAAGAAACCTTATCTCGTTTCGACGCATTATCAGAAGAGATCGCTAGACTAGTAGGAGTAGAAGGCGAGGCGGTAAAGCAGAGTGCTACTTTCGCGCTATCGCTTGGTGCTACGTCTGAACAGACAGAGAAGATCTTAAAGGCGGCTGCCGACGTTAGCGTGGCGCTTGGACAGGACTTTAATACAACGGTAGCGCAGCTTTCGATTACTCTAGAAGGCTCATCGGGAAGACTTGGGAAGATCGACTCCAGGCTTAAGGATCTAGGAGAGACCGCGCTTAAAGAAGGCGCTGCTATTGATTTGTTAGCTCAGAAGTTCCAAGGCTTCGCAGCCCTTAATGCTAACAATCTTGACGTAGCTATCAGGAATCTTTCGGTAGGGTTCGGGGATTTAAGCGAAGCAGTAGGCGGGGCTATACAAGCGAGTCCTGCTCTTAGGGCTCTTATCGCTACTATCGGCGAGTCTATTAACAGTCTTACCTCGTTTATTCAGGAGAATAAGGGCGAGATATCTGCGTTTACAGACGCACTAGTTCTTTCTTTCTTAGACGCTGCCAAGGCTTCGGCTTCGTTTATCGACGCTTTCGCTAGAGTAGGCGCGCAGATTAAGAACATCTTCGAAGTAGGCTTCGGAGTAGTCGCTGCTGGTGTTAACGCTGTTCTGGCAGGTATCGAGCAGCTAGTAAACGCTCTCGGATCGTTGGTAGGGTTAACGCCACAGTTAGAGACTTTTACTAATCTCTTCGGAGAATCTTTAAAATCAGTAGACCAGGACCTAAAAGACTTAGAGGCAACGGCTTCAGACGCAGCCTACGTTCCTGGGACGCAGCAGGTTTTCGACTTTGCTAACGCCGTAGAAACTAACATGGCTAGAGCTACGGCTGCGGAGTTAAACGCTGAGAACAAGCGTAAGGAGATCGCAGCTAACTCCAAGTCTAGTAGAGATACTGAGATAGCAGAAAGGCTCGCACAAGAGCAGGCATTCCAAGCTAGCTTATTAGCTATTCAGGCTAACGCGCAGATCGCTAGACAGGAAGCGGATCTAGCAGTAGCAGAGATCGAGAACGGTAAGAACGCCGACACGATCGCTAGACAGTTCGAGTTAGAGCAGCAGAAGTTAGATGCTCAATATCAGGCCGATCTAGCTAGAATTAACCTGATCCAAGACTCGAACAAAAGAGAGCAGGAGATTCAGACTCTTAACCACAAGCGACTTCTAGCTAACGAACAGAACGCAGCTAAACAACGGGTGGCACAAGCGCAGTTCGAGAAGCAGCAGAAGGATGCAATTTACCAAAGTAACCTCCAGGCTACCCAGAACTTTATCCAGGCTGGGCTTGTTCTAGCTAAGGAAGGATCGAACGCGCAAAGAGCGTTACAGATAACGCAGGCCGTAGTAAATACCTACGCAGCGGCTAACCAGGCATTAGCGGCGGTTCCGTTTCCAGCTAACATTCCAGCGGTGGCTTCGGTTATCGCTCTAGGTATCGCTAACGTGGCTAAGATCGCAGGCGCTAGATTCGAGCAGGGCGGTATCGTAGGAGGGAACTCGTTCTCCGGTGATCGCGTTCCTGTTCGGGTTAACTCTGGAGAGATGATCCTTAACCGACAGCAGCAGGCGCAGTTATTCGATATGGCCAACGGCGAGGGCGGAGGCGGTAACGTAATCTCTGCTATTAACCAGCTAGGTGATAGGATCGAGAGAATGCGTATTAGCCTAGAAGTTAACGGTAGAGAGATCGCGAGAGTGGTTAGGGACGAGAGAGAGGCAGGGTTCGCAGTCTAATGTGCACTAAATTTTACTGGAATAACCTTTCACTCGAAGCAGTCTTAAGCCCTAGTAGCGAGAACGCACAGTTTCCGGTGGAGAATATTCAGGATGCTCGAAGAACTAAGGTCTTTCGTTCCACTAGTAATGCTGACCATATCTATTTCGATTTTGGCGCTGCTGAATCTATCGACTCGGTGGTGGCCGTTGGCCATACTATTAACGGTCTTGGATTTTCTACTGCTACTATCGAGCTTAATAATGTAGCTACATGGACAATGGGGGCACTTGCTTCGATACCGTTGACTATCGACACACTCAACGACATTGCTTTTGGGAGCCTTGTCTCGCCAGTAAATGCGCGTTACGCAAAGCTTATTCTAACCTCTACGCTTGGTTACTGCGAAGTAGCTAAGTTATTTATCGGTAAGATGGACGAGGTAGGAACTAACGACTTCGGATTCCCAGTAAACTTCCAGTTAGATAATAAGGCTATTATTCAGCGAAACAGGTACGGTCAGAAGTTCGTAGACGAGATCACTACGCAGAAGCTTTTTAGTGGCTCGATCCAGGCGATGACTAACGACGAGTGCGAGAAGATATACGAATTAGCCTCGGAGTGTTCTACTACGCGTCCGTTCTTCATGCGTATAGAAGGCGCTCAGATCTTTAACGACGGGAACAGGGTGGCGGGTTACTACTACCTAAAAGACGATCCTGTTTTCTCCTACACTACCGGAGGATTCTGGAGCGTAGGCTTATCGCTAGAAGAGGGGACTTAGTGTGTACCTCGTAGCGACAGACACGCCTTTAGAGATCTCTCAGGACTTTGACCTAACGAATCCTTACAGGGTACACATTAAGACTATAGCTGTATGGCTTTTACTTAACGATCCAACGCCTGGTTCTACTTTAAAACTAACTATCAGAGGAATCGACGACTCAGAGATCTACTCAGAGACTAAGACCATAGCGGAAATAAAAACTACGATTGGCGCGACGCAAGCATATGCGCATGGCAAATATATTTGGGAGCCAGCGTCGGAGGTAAGGCTAGGACGCGGGGTCTATTCTATTTGCCTAGAGCAAACTAATGGATATAGTTTCACTAACTTTATAGCGTGGTGCAAGGATTGGGAGTCTACATATTACCCGACCGCATCGGCTGGCGATTGGGAAGACCCTTACTATGTTAGACTGTACGATCACGAGGCGCGAGAAATAGCATGACGACTAGAAGCTACGACTTTCCAGATGGCTTTACAAATGCGACGGCTCCTGTCTTCGGTGGGGGTATTGGGTCTGGAAGTATCGAGCCGTTTCAGGAGTTAATCGGAACAGGCGACGGCGTTACAACCACGTTTAACACTACACACGCTCCATATACTGACAACTCGGTTCTAGTTTTAGTCAACGGAGTTCAGAGAGACAAGGGAACTGCCTGGACTCTTTCAGGAAATACGATCACTTTCTTAGCTGGAAATATCCCAGCAGACGGTCAGTACGTTTACGTTTACTATTTCCGACTTACTGGTGGAGGTGGAGGAGGAGGTGGAGGAGCTAACGTAAAGACTGAGTACAGAGTAATTAGTGGAGCAGAGGCAACGGCTAAGTCTTTAACGCTTATAGCTACCCCAACGACTCCAGGAGAGGTTATTTTAGGAGTATCTGGAGGAGGCTTACAGTTCTTCGGAGACGACTTTACAGTTTATGGTTCAACTCTTTCATGGAACGGCCTGGCTTTAGACGGTATTCTAACGACTGGGGACAAACTAATTATCAATTACTCTTACTAAGGAAGGTAAAAGATGGCACAAATCATAACTAAATTTATTGCAGACTCGGCAGTAGTGGCTAACAAGCTAGCTACCGACTCCGTAACTAACGCGAAGATCGCAAACGATGCGGTTACTAGCGCAAAGATTCAGAACGGAGCAGTAACGGATGCGAAGCTTGCTTCTACGTTCTTAAAGGCAGACGGAACTGTAGCTCTCAGCGGTGACTTAGACGCTGGCGGAAATACAATCTCTAACTTAACTAACCCTGTAGCGCTAAACGATGCTGCTACTAAGGACTATGTAGACACTGAGATCGCTGGCGTAGCGGCTAACACTTACAATAAGCAGTCTTTCACTCTTTCGGCTGGGGATATCACTAACCAATATATCGATCTAGGACACTCGATTTTAGCTAACTCCCTAGACTTCATGGTTAACGGATTGATCTTCAGAGAAGGAGCCGACTACACGGTTAACTTAACCGGAGGCGCTGGAGGTGTAACTCGAGTTACATTTGCTGGCGACTTGGCTACTGCTGGCAATGCCGCTCTCGTAGCTTCTGACGTAGTCTACGTCAAATACACTTACTCAGTCTAATAGGGGAATAAATGACTAGGATCGACGGGAAGCAGTTACAAGACGACTGGTTACAAGAGACGCCGACTGGGTTGGTTAACGGTTCTAATGTGACCTTTACCTTGTCTGCTTCTCCGTCTGATCCGAAGTGGGTTCAAGTCTTCATCGACGGCTTAAAGCAGAAGTACGGAACGGACTACACGGTGTCTAGTTCTACTATTACGATGACTTCGGCTCCTGCGAACGGACAGAGCATCGAAGCGGTTTACTTAAAGGAGAATTAAGAAATGGCCGGAAAACTACAGAACGAAGACTTTAAAACAGAAGCAGAGTTAACAGGCGCTGGAGGTTCGGCGTCTCAGCTTCTTAACGACACTAAGGTCTACGTTACTGCTAGCGGTATCAATAAGACCCTCTATGACGCCATTGTAGACGGTGATATAGGAGGCGGAGGCGGCGGTGGGAGTATCGAGTGGCTAGAAGACTCTAACGCGCCTATCGCAGCGTCGGAGAACTTTATCAGGGTTTATAGATACGAAGCTGGTCTTTCACAAGCGCTTTACGCATTCGTTAAGGTCCCAGAATCTTATAAGACTGGCAACCAGCTTAAGCTTTACACTTCTTTTTATTCAAACGATACGAGCGGGACGGCGATAATCAGAAGCGTTTCTACCTTAATTAGACCAGGAACTGATTTAATTACTTCGACGACTAACCAGAGAACGTCTACTAACGCTGCTGTGACGCTTTCAGGAACGACTCAGAATAAGCCCCAGGAAGTGATCTTAGACCTAAGTAGCACAATCGGCCAGATCAACGCTGTCGGAGTAAGCCCTGGAGATTTAATTCTTATCAGATTAGAAAGAGGAAATGATACTGCTACCGGAGAATTAAAGGTTCCAGTACATGCTTCCGAACTCGCTTTAAAGTAAGGGGATAAAATGAAAAAAATACTAGCCTTAGTTCTTCTGACGATTTCGTCAGTATCTTTTGCAGCACTAACAGAAACAGACCGAGCTATTTTAGACTCTAAGAGAAATATTCTTGAAAACCCTGGTTTCGAAAACGGAAGGGCTGCATGGAATGCTTCGGCTGGAGTTTCTGCAGCTAACAGCGCATCTAGGGCCTTCGGTAGCCTTGGCTATTCTTGGAATGCTAGCGCCACTACTCAGAACCTTACTAGCTCGCTTGTAACAATCCCTGAGGGATTAAAGGGAAATAACGCTACTTCCTACTGTTATTTTAAGGCAGCTAGCGGAACGGCTACGCATAAGCTTCAAGTTTGGAATGGATCGTCTTCTATCGCTGAAACTAACATCATTTCTAGCACTACTGCTTTCGTTAAAAGCTTCGTTAACTTTACGGCGCCTACTAGTGGAAGCCTAGCGATCAGAATTTTAAGCCAGGCAGACGAGCCAGAAATTTATATCGACGAGTGCTTTCTTGGATTCTCGGATAGCTTAAACATTAATCAAACGGCCTGGGTAGTCGATGCTACTATTTCAGGCGCTAACCCATCTTTAGGGACATCGTCTGTTTCCTCTTATACAGAGATTACAGACTCAGGGCTTACGCTTACTAATAACACCGTCCCTGGCGGTATCGCTGCCAGAATCCCATGTTCATCCACTAACTCTCCCACAGGTACGACATGTTCTTCTGGTAACGAGTCGGTAGGTATTAACTTTAACCTTCCAGTAGCTGGACTTGTAAGGGCTTGCGTTTCGTTTACGCACTCGATTAACTCAGCTCCATCTGGCGCTGTTTACGCAGCTTTCCAGGTAGTAGAAACGCCGTCTAATGCGCAGACGATTACTAGCGAAGGTAATGCTAGAACTTCTAGCACGATGGACCAGAACGGTGGATCTTCTGCTGCTCAGCTTCATGCGTTCCCTTTCAGACTCTGCGGAACATTTAACTTTACTACAGCAGGAGATAAGACGCTTCGCCTGATGTACGAACAGTCTATCTCTGGAACAGTAAACGCCTCGACAATCGCAGGAGACGAGGCAGCCACAATAGGTCAACGAAACATTAAGTGGGAAGTGTTTCCTGTTAACCAGTTGATGCCTTCTCCTGTGTTGATCGGGTCTGTTACTTCTAACTCGTCCACCGCTGAAAGAATTGAGCGAGCAACTGTCGCAGAGGGAGCTATCTGTAGCGCTAGCCCTTGCACGATCGCTAGGCAAAGCGGTTTTTGGCTTTCAAGCGTTTCAAGGTCAGGAACTGGTGCTTACACTTTTAACATTGCTTCAGGTATTTTTTCTGGACCTGTCAGCTGTGTAACACAACAAACGAACGCATTCGTTTGCAGATCTTCTGGTGTTGCTCCTACTTCTACGTCGTATTCTATCGACTGCAGAAATAGCAGCGGCGGCTTAGACGACTTTAGAGATCTAAGTATTATTTGTATGGGACCTAGATAGTGTCGTGGTTAGACTACGCCTCTAAAAGCGCATCCACTAAGTTAGCCCTAGCCCATCTCTTTCCAAGGGAGAAGGTTAGGGCGTGGACGCTTGTTAGTGGAACTGTCTACCAGGTAAATCCTAGGGCGTTTATATCTGCGGTTCACAACGGGACTACCGCGCTTACTTCCGTAACTGGAACGCCAGCTGTGTCAGAGTGGTCTTATGATCCTATTACTAATCTGCTTCTGATAAACACAGGGGCAGATCCTAGGGGTCAGGACATTATTCTTACCTATAAATACTGCTTTAGTACGGCTCCGATCGTTCTACCGCACGATCTAGACCAGGGAGCAGAGGTAGAATACGACGCTAGGGTGTTAGACATCGGTGATCTAAAGCTAGAGCTAGACTACGAGAATGCTGGAATCGCGCTAGAAAGCACGTCTTCGATCTCTCTACAGAATAACGACGGTTTTTTCGATGATATTTACGATACTCTAACATGGGAAAACCAAGTAGTAAGGTTCTATTCTACTGGTTTAGAACTAGATCCAGCGGAATCTAGGCTTATTTTTACTGGCTTTATCGATCAGAAGTCGTTCTCTACGCAGCAGTTTAAGCTAACGATTAAAGACGCGTTTAAAAAGCTACGAGACAGGGCTTCGCTTCCTGTTTTTTCTACTCTAGACGGGGATCTAAACGACTCAGAGCTAGGGAAGTCTAAGCGAAGGATCTACGGAAGGCTTAAAAATCTAAGGTGTGTAGGGATCGACAAGACTCTTTCAGGGTTTTCTTTAGCTGGAACGTTCTCGGCTAACGTAGGAGACACCACTATTATAGGGACTGGATCTAACTTACTCGACGAGTTGTCTCCAGAGGACGAGATTTCCTACGTTTTTAACGGTACAGAGTTTAAGTATAAGGTTCAGACCGTACCTTCTGACACTTCTTTTACGGTTTCTCAGCCTATCGAGGCTCCTCTTATTTCTGCGTCTCTTATTTGTAGCCCTTCTGTGCCTTATCGCAGAAAGAACAGGGCTTGGCATATCGCGGGGCACTTGTGCCACGACATAGAGACAACGGTAACGGAGTTTATCACCCCGACGCGTCTAAGAGTAGCATCGACCCAGGACTTAATGCCTGGGGATCTACTCGATTACGATAACGGCGATCAGTTCCTAAACGTCCTTAGAATCAGCGGCGACGTAGTAGTCCTAGATAGCGCAGTGTCTGGCGTTCCAACTGGTGGAGAGCCACTAGTTTCCCCTGCTGTAAGGGCTGCTTATTTCGAGAACTCGCTACTAGTCCCAGGGCGTGACTATGTAGTTCTTAACGGCGCTTCTGACTGTATTCTCGAGCTAGACGAGTTAGCGGAGTTTAATATCACGCGCCCATTTCTAACATCGGTTAACTTTACTTTTACGAACGGATCTAGCTCTGTAACGCATAACACGCCTGACTTCGATCTAAAGACTATCTTAAAGCCTAGGGACTGGATCAGGGCTAACTCTATTACTCGCCCGACCTGGTTCGAGATCTTATCGGTTGACTCCACTTCTCTTACTTTGCGCGTTCCTTATTCAGAGGCTAGCTTTACAGGAAACGCCGAGAGAAAGAACGTGACATATGTTTCAGACGACTCCCTAATTACGGTAGACGTAAACGGTAAGCGAGGATCCGACGGTAGATGGGCGAAGACCGCTTCTCAGGCGATCGCCGATATCTTACTTCTAGACCTATCAGAGACTAACTTAAACACTGCTAAGTTTACGGACGCTGAGACAGACGCGCCAGATCTTATTAGCTACGCTATTCCGAGGCAACCAGCTTCGGATGCTCCGGTTATTCGAGACGTGATTACTGACATTAACCGAAGCGTTTTTGGGGCGCTCTATCAGGATAAGGACTTTAAGTTTACGTTTAGCGTTCTACAGAGCGACAAGGAAGAGGATATAGAGACTATCTCGGAAGACGATATCCTTTCTTACAGCTCGAACTCTAAGCCAGCTATAGCGAACAAGGTCGAGGTTAACTATAGACCTTTCGCCGATACTCTCTCCAAGGAAGACTCTTTCCAAAAGGTATTCTTCGATAACGTACCAGTCGATCAGCTATCGGGCATTGTAAATACGGTAGTTTATACGGCCTATCTACACGAGGAATCGGACGCGGAAACCTACGCGGAGAGGCTGGCCTTCTTAAGGACTAACACGAACACGACGATTCAAATTAAGGGGAAGATCAACCTAAACCGTTTCGGGCTTGGGGATAAGGTTATCTTAGGACTAGATCGACTCTTTAAGCGTTTCGGAGGCGAGTCTACTCTTAAGACCGCTCTCGTGTACGGTATAAGTACGGATGAGGCTAACGCTACTCTATCTGTGAATGACTTTAACGCGATGTTTACACGAGTCCCAGCTATTGCTCCAGACGATGCGGCTGATTACGGATCGGCTTCGGCTTCAGACGTTGCGAAGTTCGGTTATATAGTCGATGATATTACAGAAACGCCTAACCCTGCTAGTGACCTTGGGCTGGGCAATAACTTAATGGGCTAAATAATGGCGTTTATATCTATCCCAAGTTCGCTAATACAGGTTGGAAAGGCTGTTAAAAAGTCTTTATTCCAGCTCACCAAGGACAACTTCGACGACTTGGAATCTCGCCTTTCAGCCGTAGAAGTAACGGGTACTTTCGTAGAGATCGCAGACGAAACGGTTTATTCGGCGACTACTGCTGCGACTTTAACCGGAGTTCTGTTTTATAAGGCGAAGCAGAACGTTCGTGTCACTAAGGTTCAGATTCAGATCTTCGAGAAGGGGTCGATCTCGAGCGGACTTTTAACGGTAGACCTAAAGAAGAATTCGACTCTTAACCCAGTTGGATTTGCTTCTATTTTAACGACTCAGGCTAGCATTAACTTCGCTAGCGATCCTGATTTTACTGCAGACGACGCAGTTATTAATTCTGTCTTGAATGATTTAAGCGTAGGTGATTTCCTTCGCGTAGACGTTACGGCACTACCAGCAACGCCGCTTTCTAAATTTAGAATTATTGTCAGTGGAGAATTGATCTAATGGCTAACACTTTTGTTCCTTTTAACTTTAATCCAGTAGCTACCGCTGTTTACACTAATAGCGACCATTACACAGTGCCAGCTAACAAGTTCGCCTATATCGAGATCTTCGCTAATACTACGAACTCGCAGGGGACGGTTTCTCTAAACTCGGACGTGTTTTTTAAGTCTACATATATTTACTCGGCTGAGGCTTCGAGGGCTACTATAGGAACTTCTACAGTAAATATTCCTTCCGACTGCCTAGCTTACGTTTTCGCGAAGGACGATACGGGCGGATTAAACGCTAGCCCACTAGGTATAACTTCGGTACAATCTAATTTCTGTTGGAACGGACAGGTTTCAGTCGACACGGCAGCTCCTAACATTATCGGTATTATCGCCGCAGGTCTTCGTAACGAATACCAAAAGAGTGCTAATGGGATTTGGATCAAGGCAGGAGATCAGATCGATATTTCTGCTTCGGGCGATATTAGAGTAGTAGTAATGGAATACGACGTTCCAAGTTAAGGGGGAGACTATGCTAGTCCTTTGGATCTTTTTAGTGGCAATTCACGGGGTCGAAACGAAGATTAATTACGACGCCTGTAAAAAAGAAGAGTTCAAGCCTAAGGTCTGCGAACGCTATAAGAAGCTTTTGCCTCCAGACGAGCGATAAATGGAAAACCCCCAGACGCTAATTCAGCTAGTAGTCGGGGCTATCGGTCTTCTTTTTTCCTTTGGTCTTTTAGACATCAAGAGGAAGTTAGAGGGACTCGATAAAATTCAGCATATCGACGGTATGCTGGTACAATTAAAGGAACTCTTAGATCGTATGTCTGTAATAGTTACAAGGCAGGAGGTCTCTGAGAATAGGTTTCAGATAGAGATTCAGTACCTAAAAGACAGGTTACACAACCTAGAAAATAGGCTGGACGAACTAGAGAAAACCGTTAAGGCTTAAGGCTAAGGAGAAATGGAAATGGAATTCATTCAAAAGATTATTGACGCTTTAGTTAACCTCGAGTCCGGCGCAGTCCTTACGGCTGTGTTAGTTGTATGGGAAGTTGTCGGTAGATTAATTAAGACTGAGAAGCCAGCGGGTGCGATTCGTTTCGTCGCTAACGCTGCTCGAAAGATCGGGGAACTCGCTGTGAAAGTAGCCGATATCCTCGATAAGTTTCTCCCTCAAAAGCTTAAGTAATGGCTGAGATTTTAGCCGCTTTGAAAGCCTTGCCTGAGCTTATTAAGTTAATTAAAAGCTTGGGCGAGGCTATCTCTAAGATGGATCTAGAGAAGGATCTTAGAGAGATACAGGACGCACATGACCAGCTCGACAACGCGAAGACGTTTAAAGATAGAATGGCTGCTTATCGCAGGATCGCTTCTATCGGCAAGCGCCTGTAATTCATTTCCAAAGGTTAAGACCAGGTTTATCGTAGCTACGCAGGCTCAGGACTCAGAATACGGTCAGGAGCGGGTAGCTTGTGTGATCTGCGACGAGGACGGGGTTTGCGTAGATCATCCAATATTCGAGTGTGACAACACGATCGGTTACTCGTCTCGAGATCACGAGCGCATTCTTACCTGGGGAAGAAATCACTGTAAGTAATTACTGAAGCGACTCGGAGCTAGAGAGCGCTCTAGGCTCAGGGTCTAGAATCTTATAAGGCTTAACTACAGCTCTAAGGATGATCTCTACAGAGTCTTGTGAAGACGGGACCTTACTAGAAGAGACTTTGGTTACGAGCCCGTCGTCTAAGTCGATAAACTTAAACACCTGATCTAAGACGCATTTTAGCGCGTTATCCACGTCTAGGGTGCGCTTGTTTATTGTTCCACTAGCTGTGAAAAATTCTTCTGATTTAATGTAGCAGATTAAATCTACATGAAGCGCCATTTCATGAGGATTAAAGTTGTTCAGGAAATCTATAGCGTGGTTCGAAAACTCTCCAAGGTAGTGGTTAAACGCTACTTCGAACTCTCTACCTTCGCGGCTCTTAATCATCCTGCCTCGGAAGTTTCTATACATTTTATTTACAGATATCGGGCGAAGAGGAACTAAAAACCGCATTATAAGGTTACGCATTTTAGAAAGTAGGCTACCATTTAATTGACGGAGGCAAAGGGAATTGTCTAACGCCGATTTGCAACACGAAGTTGTGGCCGCGATTAAGTCAGTCGTCTCCGATCTAGGGAGAGTTCCTACGCTCTCGGAATACCTAGCGCATCCTAAGGCTGCGACCAGACACAAGACCATGAAGGCGTTCGGTCTTTACAGCGAGGCTCTTAAGGCTTCCGGTTTCGAGTTAGCCGAGAAAGTAAAAGCAAAGCCTAAGCTTCTAGCAGATCCTGAATTAAAGCCTGAAACGGCTGAAAGTTTGATCGAGAGTTATCAGCGTAGGCGAGTAATAAAGATCCCGTCCTATAAGAAGATCGTAGCTATCGGAGACACGCATTTCCCTTTCGTAGACAGTAACGCATTATCGATGCTCTATGCGGTTATCGAGAAGACCAAGCCAGACGTAGTAGTCCAGGTAGGGGATTTAGCTGATATGCTAGCCGCCTCTCGTTTCCCTAGATCTCTAAACCTCATGACTCCAAGAACTGAGATCGCGCTAGCGAAAGACCAGGCTTCCGAGATGTGGCGAAAGATTCGTGCCATAGTGCCAAGCGCTAACCTAGTCCAGCTTCTAGGGAATCACTGCGTCAGACCGATGAGGCAAATTATAGAGAAGTGGCCGGAGGGCGAGGACTTCGTAAAAGATTCGTTTACGACGCTCTATTCGTTCGAAGGCGTGAAAACTATCTACGACCCTACCGAGGAGTTCTGGGTGGGGGATATCGCTTTTATACACGGTTATAGAACAAAGCTAGGGGATCACGCTAGGTTCATGAACGCTAACGTCGTATGCGGCCACACGCACAGGGGTGGAACGGTTTACTTCCCTGTAGGAAACGAGCAGAAATGGGAGCTAAACGCAGGCTTCCTAGCCGATCCCTTCTCTGCTGCTCTCTCTTACCGTGCCCAAAAACTACATAACTGGACCGTAGGGTGTGGGCTTATCGATGAGCTAGGTCCTAGGTTTATTCCTTTTACTTGATCCTTCTTAGACGACGTGAGTTAATTTAAATGCGGTTATCAGCGGAATCCTTAAAACTCCCTTCTAAAAAGCCTACCTTTCGAAGCCCTTGCACTCCCACAGTAGCAGGGGCTTCCGACTTTGGGGCGCGTAGCTTAACGGTAGAGCTAGCTTGTGGGGTGACGACCCCCAGACTGGTTCGGGTTCGAATCCCGACGCGCCGCCAGTTGAATAAAAAAACCCCCCCAGATAAAGCAAGAACTGGAGGGGCTTCATTGATAACAAGGGATGAGAAAACAAAATGCTTCTAAGCGTGTCCGAACAGGAAGCGATCTGTCTTCTATGTGTGATTCTTCTCTACGTCTGGTTCGGTTAATTGTAAATCCGATTTTTTAGAGCCGAGTGAAAAATTAACTACCTGGATAATCTGCTTATACCGCTCCGAGGTATCAACGCCGTGAACTTCCCAGTCGTAGTAATCCTCAGGGATTAGTTTAGCGACGCACTCGAGCCCAGTCTTTAGCTTGTGTGCGCGCTCTACTTCTTTAGCTAATAGAAAACTAGTCTCACTCACAGATAGATCCTCTAGTTCGATTAGATATTTCTCGCTTGGAGAGTCTACAGTTAAAACATTTCGTCGAGCTAGTCAGCTTCTGTGGCCTAAACTTAACGCCGCAGGTATCGCAGGATCTCTTTAGTTTAGGGTCGCAGGCGCTACAGTAGTCGCTAGCCCTAGTGTGTTCCTTGCGGCAAGCCTTACAAGCCCAGGCCGTGATAACCGAAAAATTCTCTAGTCCCTCGTCGTCGAAACACTTAACTTCTTTTGTCTTTAGCTTCAGCGAGGCGTTTAAGTTGTTCGTCATAGTTCTTTATTAATCTCCTAGCATGAAGATCCGTAGGGTAAGCTACCGAGTAAGCCCTTACAAGCGACTGTTTAGCCATGATTAGACTAAACTCCTGCTCTAAAAACCTGTGCTTATCCTCGATTGGGATCGAGTCTAGATAGTTATTTATTATCTTATTACAGCGATCGATCGTCTCAGAAAGGCTAGGAATCATTCCTAGAGGCTAGTTCTTAGCCGCCGTTTTTTCAACATACTGGAGATCGGAAGCCTTAACGACGTAGACTGTTTTAAGGTTTCCATTCTTATCATTATAAGATCTAGAAGTAAGCCTTCCTGCGATCCTAACCTTGTGGCCTTTAGAGAACTGGGAGAGGTATTCCGCTAGGTGTTCCCAAGCTTCTAGCTCTAGCCAAGTGCTTGGCCTATAGTTCCCATCTTTATCCTTGCCCTCGTAAAGACTAACCTTTGCGGTGCAAACTTTTTTACCTATGCTTGTTTCTCTTATCTGATTAACTGCGTAGATCGTAGCCGTATCCGTAAAGTTTACCTTTGGCTTGTATTGCTTCGTGTTTTCCATGTTTTACCTCGTATCAATTAATTATTTCATTAAAATGGAAGATCGTTTTCGGTCATCTGCGCGTTAGGATTAGCGAACGCCTCGAATGCGCTTTGGATCTTCGGAGCCTGTTCTGCCTTTGGAACGGCTGCTTTAGGAGCTGGCTTTACCGGAGGAACAAGCGCATCTTTAGGATACTGCTTAGGGGCCTCTGGTTTAGGCGACGTTCTGGCTGGCGGCATTGGAGAGTCTGCTAGTCTCTTACCCTCGTCTAGTTCGTCTGCACAGAACTGCGTTCCGTACCCTACTAGGGCAAGAGCGCGTCCGATAGCTCCTGTTTCTGCTTTCTCGAGGTGATCAAAGAACCCCTTCGTGTCTTCGCGCTTGTGAGCGGTGGCCATGATCTGATTCTGTTCGTTAAATATCGTAGCCTTCGCGACAGTAACCCCAGGTTCGAAAACGATAAGGTTAGTCTCAATTCTCCAGTTAGGCTTCTCTTCTCTGAACCACACTATTCTATGCGCTACCTGAAGATAGGGCTTCCCCCTCATGTCTAGGATTGGTAGCTCTGTCCCTTTTGGCGTCTTAAAAAAACTCATTGCTTTTTTCTCCTGATCGGAGCCTCTACATAAGCGACTACCCTAGCTATTTCTAGCTCTTTCTCAGTGGGCTCGCGTTTAATAACTTCTCTTAACTTTCTACCGTTAAAGCAGCGATGACAGGGGAAATCTGGATCAGAGAATCCAGCGCAGTAGTCGCATAGCTCGCCAGGTTTGTTAACTTCCATTAAATATCCTCCGGCGCTATCTCGGCAAGGATCGGGAACTCGGTTAGGTAGCTAGTAGAGAAGATCTTCTTAAGCGTTCTACCTTTCTTAAGCATTCTCGAGCGCCAGAAGGAGTAAGCCAGTTTACAGATTGGGAAGCGAATCATCTCCTCGGCCATTAGCCAGATCTTAAGTGTCCCAGAGTCTCCGGTTTTCTCGTTATATCTAAGAGCGTGAGTGACGACGTGAGCGCTCCAGAGAATCTGAGAAGGAAGGCTTACCTTAAAACCAGCCCTAGCTTTTAGATAAGGCATTAAAAAAAGAAAACGAAAGACGTTCTTCGCTTCGCTATCAGAGTCATATATCCCGTCGTTTTTTAAAAGTGCATAACCAATAGAAGCGGCGTTTAGCCTATTAAGGTAAGCGGCTCCGATCATCTCGTCGTGACTAAAAGTTCCGCCTCCGCCGTCTGGCCAGCGCCTAAAATAACCGTTTCCTGCGACATTACAGAGAGCGGAGTATTCTAAGGCCGAAGCTTCCCATTCCACCTTCAGATCAGGAAACGAAGGATCAGTGTAATACTTCGCTAATTTAAAAACGTAAGCGCAGTATATAAAAGGGTTAGAGTGCCTAGGTATAAGAGGGAGACCGTAGCGCTTGTCCCAGAGTTCGCTAGATTCTATTTTTTCGAAGACAGTCACTCCGCACCCCTCTCTAGGTCGGCGATAAATGCTTCCATCTCTTCAATTATTTTAGCAGCGCTCGATTGGGGCTTTGGCCTATAATCTCCCCACGATTTCAAAGCGCGTTTGATCATCGACTCCGAGAAGGCGAGGCGGCGTTCGAGTTCCCTGTACTTAACAGCGAGATAAGACCTGTCATCTGGCGACGGTGAAAAGGGCTTATCGTTCTTTGGTGAACACTGACCGCCTTGCCTGTGGTCATCCGAGCACTTCGGACAAATCCACGTTTGGAAACTGATATCGTCACTCATTCTTCGCCACCACTCTCTAGGTCTTCTAGCCATTGTCTTTGTGAGGGTCTGTGTACGGCGTAAAACTCATCAATAGTTCCAGGTGGGCCAGAGTTAAAGTGTTTTTTAGCCCTCTCAAGCATAGACTCCGCGAAGGCGAGGCGTTTGCACAACTCTATATATCGCGTGATGTTGATGTTAACGTGCGCGTGGAAGTCATCCGCAGAAAACACTTTAATCCATTCGCACCCTTGCTCTTGAATCGTCGGCCTAAATTCTTCAAAGACTGCACCGCGATTTAACAGGGGAACATTGTTACTAATGGGTTTTTGAATCCACCAATGCCTCACGTACTTGTTCATTCTTCCCCGCCCTTATCGCTAAGTGGGTTGAATATAGCGTCTTCGATTTCGTTAGAGTCTAAGCCTGAGTCAATAAGACTAGACCAAATGCGCTCCCTCTCGGACTTCACCGCTTCGGTGATCTTCTCGGCCTCACGTCTCTCAAAGTGAGCGAGGCTCTGAGACGCCCCTAATAGAGAGCTTCTCAGATCTGCCACCTCCGTCTCACGCATCTCGAATGCGGCTAGGGCTCCAGCGAAGTAAACCTCTTCAGCGGCGTTGATATCTGCCCTATGCTCCCATGTGCGATTATCTACCTCGACACGCGCCATCTCTTCTAGCTTAGCCTTTTGCTCGGGGGTCATTCAAACGCCTCTGGTAGCCAGACCCTCATCATTGGATCTGTAGCGATACGATTAAATATAGGATTAGTTTTCACCATGTCTTTTGTTTTATGTCTAGCAACGTAACGAAAATTCATTCCCGAGTCCCACAGCACATCCGCCCAACTTCCATCTTTAGCGACACGCTTAACCCACCCAGTGGCTGGGTTTGTGCATTTGAAAACAACTTGGTCACCTTTCTCTAACTTCTTTTTCACTTCTCTCCCTCGCTGCCGCGTTTTAAATCGGCGAAATGCTCTCTCAGTAGGTTTAGAATCTCGATCACGGCTAGACACGCTAAAACCTTAAGCCCGATATCTCCGATTGCCGATAAAAGCTCTATGGTCTTCATTTCTTTCTAACCTCGCGGACGTGGATGATTTCTCCATCGTGTTTTTCTTTTAGTGCAGAGTTATAATCCTGATAGGCTATCGTGAAATATCCGTTTCGAATTAAAACCCAAAACTCCCTAGGCTTTGGCTTCGGCTTCAGCTTGCGGAGTTGTTTTTCATGTACGGTGTACTTATCGCCACCATCTTTAAATGAGACGTTGCACCATTTTGCGTCATAGCAGTAGGCGGAAAAAAACATCTTTCTATTTGTTAGGTCTACGTGTCCTTGTGAGTATCCGTAAACCATTACCCTATCGCCGACTTTAAACTTGCTCATATAAACCACTTCCTAAGTAAACTTCCGATCGGGTCATGTGGCTGAACTCGACTCAAAAACCAGCCTTCCTCTTGGCATATCCAACACGGTGAGAACTTGCCGCCCAAGGGTTTTTGCGCTGAAAGATTGTAGACCGCAGGTCTAGTCCAGCAAACCGCGCAAGGGATGTTATGCTCTGCTATCGGGGCACCTCCGAAGTCATTCACCACTGGTTTAACCATCTCCATCACTGACTAACCCTCACACAAGCGACTCCTCGCCCGTCTTCCTTTGCTAATGGTTCTAACTGAAGCTGCGCCTTTGCGCGATTACAAGCCTCTAGACTTGAGTAAATCTCTAGAGGATTCGTAACCTCAGCCATCACGTCGTTATTTCTTATATCGGACACTAATAAAACTACTAAGACAAAGACTTGCATAGATACCTGTTACTTAAATTTAAAAAGACTACCGCGACCACGACCGCGACCACGACCACGACCACGACCACGACCGCGACCCCGACCGCGACCCCGACCACGACCGCGACCCCGACCGCGACAGCGACCGCGACCCCGACCACGACCGCGACCCCGACCACGACCGCGACCGCGACCCCGACCGCGACAGCGACCGCGACCGCGACCTATCAAATCCTTCTCGGAGTAAGACCTGGTTCATTACTTTTTATCTCTTGGTAAATCGTGATTCCATCTCGCAGCGTCGACAACT